AAGCCCGCAACAAAGGCAAAGCCCGCAACAAAGGCAAAGCCCGCGAAGGTAGTGGGAAAGCGCGCCAAGCCCGCGCCGGCCTTGCTGGCCTTTTCGTCTGGCTTCGCGGCTGGTGAGGCACTCGGCAAGGCTCAGTTTGGTTTCCAGACTGTCGCTGTCCGGCTGCGGGCATCGCCCGGTATCGGGAAACTGTGGAGTAAGGATGCCGGGTTCCCGGATTGGTCCGAATTGCGCACCGCGCTGACTGGCGACTTCAGCCGAGACCGGCTTGCGGCTGGCATGCTGGCATCTGCCGACGTTCGATACACGAACGGCGGGGAACCGCTGAAGTCTGAAGCCGCTGAGTCTGCTATCTGGAACTCCAGCGCGGGCAAAGCGTACCGGTCAGACTTGAAACTCGTAGGCTGCCGAACCATCGCGGAATGGTACGCGCTCTCCGGCTCGGCTCGCGCTGCTATCACGAAAAAAGGAGGCAAGGCAAAGGATGCTAATCAAGCACTGAGCCGCCGAGTCGGCACGTTCTTATCGAACACATGGGACCATCTGCGGTCCGCAGATGACTTGCTAAATGGCCGCCGCAAGCCTGAGAGAGAGCCGCAGACGGACAAACCGATTGCTGACCGGGTGGCCGCAGTGAAGGTTGAAAAGATCGGGGAACTCATGGTGAAACTCAAAGATGAAGGCCTCACCATTCCCGAATGGCTCAAGGAAGTGAGAGACGCCCTCATCAAGGGCAAGGTCATCAAGGCCGAGTCTGCGGGTATCGCTGATCACTTGAAGGACATCAAGCTCTAGACCCTTAGGGGCAGGCCGCAAGGCCTGCCCCTTTTTTTGTGCCTGCGATTTGGGGGGCCGACAGGCTCCCCCTTTTTTTTGGCCCCGAATTCGGGGGCCTATACCAGTTCCCTCGCGTGTGCGCGTGCGTGCGGTCGCGTGGTGTGCGCGGGCGGGTGCAGAGGAACGCGCAGAGTCAGGGCCAGCTAAAAACCTTTCTGACCTAGGCCAGAAAGCCAAGTAGAACCCTCGTAAACGAAACAGCTGAGAGACCTTCCTGAAAACCTTTCTGACCTAGGTCAGAAGGTAATGTACAGCCTATGTAAATTACACAGTCACAGCAAGCCCATACCAGTTCCTTCGCGTGTGCGCGTGTGCCGAGTTGTTTTACCCGATTTTGTAAATGAAGTAGCTTTCTGACCTAGGTCCGAAGATGTTTTACCATTTTTTGTAAAAGTACCCACTTAGCAAAACGTAAGTATATAAAGGTTTTTTAAAAAGTAGTTCAGTTGTTTTACCCGATTTTGTAAATGAAGTACCGATTTTTGTGTTTTCGGGAGTTCTTTTGCCAGATTTTGTAAATGAAGTCCCGTTCGTTCCAGCCGTTCCAGTAAAATAAGTATCCTAATGGAACGGGATTTGGGCGTTTTTCGACTTTTCCAAAAAACGTAAGTCATTGTCGGGGTTGAGAATTTTAAAAGTTATCCACAGGTATTTGTATAGCAAAAGTATGTCCGTTCCGTTCGTTCCAGTGTTTTCGAGAGGGGGGGACCCCCGGCAAAATCTGGCGGGACCGGAACGGACTTGGCCGTTCCAGCAAGGGGCAAAACGCTGGCCGCCCCTCCCCCCTTCAAAACACTGGAACGGCTGGAACGGACCCCTTTTTACGCATACTTTCGGCCCCTACTACTACTACTACTACTACTATAAATATTTATTATTATTATTATTATCAATCACTTACAGCTTTTCCCAAACTATCCAATTCTTTTCTTTCCTCCCCCAAGTCCGTTCCATACATATACTTTCAAAACTGGAACGGCTGGAACGGCTGGAACGGCCCCCTTATTTAGCGCCTCTGCCCCCTATTTACCCCTATTGACTTAAAGGTATACTTTTGGTATACTTCAAAAATGGAGGAAAACTTATTTTTCAACCCCCTCCAAATTTCTTTCGGACCTAGGTCAGAAAGGTTTTTAACCCAAGAGGACACGACAATGAGCAAGACCAGACTCACCGCTGCCGAGCGGCGTGCTGCTGCTACCAAGCAGCGGCTCAAGGATCACAAGGCCGCCCTTGTGCGCCTCGCCGTCTTACGGCAGGGCAAGCAGGAGTTCCGCGAGCGCCTCCTGCGCTCAGAGGCAAAGCGTGCCGCTGCCCGTGCGGAAGTGGAGAAGTGCGAAGCTGCCAAGCAGGCAGCCCGTGCGCGGGTGCTGAAGCGCCAAAAAAGAACGGGCATCACGCACCGCATAGCGCGAGACATAGCTGATCTGGCCCCCGTGATCGCGGCATACGACGCCCACGAGGCAGCCAAGAAGGCAGAGGAGAAAGCTGCCGATATGGCAGCCGTGCGCATGATCGCTCGCGCCCCCAACGCAGCGCCCACCAACGTCCCCTGCCCCATCGTGGCGATAGGACGGCAAACGCCCAAGGCGAGGTTCAAAGCCACTCTGCACGACCGGGGAGGCTGGTGGGAGCTTGCGGTGTTCATGCGCCGCTCCACCTTCGTGATCCCGTTCTACCAGCCCGAGCGGCCCGAGGCGATGGAGGCGCACCGCGCCGTGGTGGAGGAGATCACTACGCGCTTGAAGATGGGCATGGCAGCGGCCAAGCCCCGCAAGCCCAAAGCCCCGGCCATGCTGGGACAACAACCCCGCGAGACGGCGAAGATCCGCCGCATCGAGCGGCAACTGGAGGGAGTGTGACTCTCGCGCCCTGTAACTTTCTGACTTAGGTCAGAAACATATTTTTTAAAAGTCCTAGGAGGACACGACGATGAGAACTGCAAAGCAAGAGTGGAAGTTTGTATACCAATATGCCCGAAAGAACGGCGCGCCGCGCTGGATAGGGTTCCCCCAGTACTGGGGGGCGATGGGAGAGTGCGCGTGGAAAGCCGCGTGTGCGTCCAACCAAAATCGCGATCCGCTGGTGCGCCGTGCGAACCTCAAGCGCGGGTACATGATGACCGGCCCGGGCTGGCCGGATTGGCAGGCAACTTACTGCGCAAAGTGTTTGTAGTTTCTGACCTAGATCAGAAAAGTTTTTAACTCAAGAGGACAGCGACCATGCGATACCTTGCAATCGGCAACAATGCCAAGACGATCAAGAGCGATGCAGGCGGGGAGTACCTCACTGCCATCATGTATCTGGCCCCTGCGGATACGGTGGAGGGTATCAACGTATGCCCTATGGCAGAGCTTGCCATGTGCAAAGCCCCGTGCCTGTTCACCGCAGGGCGCGGTGCCATGCGCCCCGTGCAGCAGGCCCGCATAACCAAGACCATCGCATTCCGCGATGACCCCGCTGCCTTCATGCGTCGGATCATCGCCGATATCCGCGAGGCAGAATACAAAGCAGACAAGCTTGGCGTGCGTCTCGCGGTGCGTCTGAATGGCACCTCTGACATTACATGGGAGCATTTCCCCGTGTTCGGGTTCGGCGGCGTGGAGTATGTGAACCTCATGGAGATGTTCCCCGCAGTGCAGTTCTACGACTACACCAAGCTCCCCGGGCGTAAGGTGCCCGCTAACTACCATTTGACCGTGTCGTACTCCGGCGCGAACCCCGCCTACGCTGCCAAGGCAGCCAAGACACAACGCAACATCGCTGTAGTCTTCGCTGGCCCACTGCCCAAGACATTCTTGGGCCGTCCTGTTATCGACGGGGACGCTAACGACCTGCGTTTCCTTGATCCGCCCGGCGTGGTGGTGGGTCTCACTGCCAAGGGCAAAGGGAAGCAGGACGATTCCGGCTTCGTGATTCGTGTTGCTTGATTAACTTTTTCAACAGTCCTAGGAGGACATGACGATGCGTCTCAGAACCTATCAGGAAGCCTATGCCCATCACGCCCCGCGCTACCGCGAGTTCTACGCGGACAAAAGCTCCCGTGCGTGCTGCGCGGCCCGTGATGACATCCTCGACACCATGCATGTACTGGCGCTGAACATGCGCCACGATGACCCCTACACGGGCAAGCTCTACGCGGAGCTTGATGCGGTACGCGAGCGCCTTATGAACCTGCGCTCCCTGTCCACTCTGCGTGCCAAGGCTCGCCGCACCCCTGACCGTTTCAACCTGACCAAGGAGAATGATCATGACCATCAACTACAGCCAACCTGATATGTGGATGCATATCGTGTTTCAGGAAGACCCCTGCGGGGGCGAGATGATTGTCGGCGTCTACGACAACCGCGACAGCGCAAACGCCTGCTTGGATGCGGGCGTGATGGTAGGGCTGGAGCGGAGGATTGAGCAGTTCATCATCGAGTCCAAGTACCAGCGTGACGAAGACTTTTTAGTGTTGAACGAAGAGGAGGAAGTGTGATGAGCGAGTGGAAGTTTCTTACGACTGACGAAGTCCTCGGATGGTACGGCGAGCGGTGCGCCGACATCCAACCGGGGTGTTTTATTTGCACTGCATGGACTCGCCATGACTTGCTCAAACAGATGGAGTACGAAGACATCTGTAACAGGGGCGAGTTCGTTGAAACTGATGCTAACGCAGACGGCTGGTGCTGTCTGGAAGACGAGGAGGACGATGCATGAACGACGAAGAACTGACTATGTACCTTATGTCCCATGAGCCGGATCTCGATCCGTATGCTCAGTCTGAGTGGGACAACCCTGTGCGCGCTCCGGGTGGGAACGGGCATCAACAAGGCTGCTCGTATTTGCAGGACGCGATCCTCGCGCACTGTGACTGCAAGACGCCGATCCGTTTCAACCTGCACAAGGGGCCTAATCAACCCGCTTGACTTTAATGTATAGTTTTAGTATAGTTCGATCATGGCAGCAGGGCCTGTTTTGGCCCTCTGCCTAAAAGCTTTCTGACCTAGGTTGGAAAGCAAGTTAACTCAGTCACACAGTCCGGGAGGACATCATGACTACGATTGATACGACGATTGCTACTGACGCTCCGGCCTCGATCTTCACACTCACCGATCCCATGCACCGCACCGACTTCAGGTCGAGCGGCATGCTGGTAGCCCCCCGTTACCACGGGTCCACGTTACAGCAGGCCAGCAAGGCAGCGGCGGATGCCGCTGCGAGCGTAACCGGGGCGGATGCGCGCCGCGTCAAGGCGCAGGTCATAGTCTTCGAGTGTTCCGAGTTCAAGCACCTGTGCTTGCTCGCCTCGACCCTGCACAACTACAGCCGCAACGCCGGTGTGCTGTACGACTGGAACGGCCCGCAGAAATTCTTGCCTGCGGCTCTCAAGGTCGAGTTCTTCTCGTGGTGGAAAGACTACGTAATAGAACACGCCACTCGCAAGGCGTCTTTCATGGGTGTGTATCGGGCGCACTACAGCAACCTCGCGTTCCAGCAGGCGGGCGGCAACGTCACTGATTTGGGCACGCTGGCTAACACGCTCACACTGCCTCGGCCCGACGCGCTCGATGCCAAGTTGCAGGTCACGCTGTCTCCTGCGGAGGTGCCTGCTGGTGACTTCCGCAATGCGCTGTTCGCAGACGCATACGACGACATCAAGAACCACTTCCAGACCTCGATGGACCGCATCCGCGAGGACATGATGGAGACTATCGTTGACCGCACTCAGACGGTTCTCACGCGCCTGTCCAAGGCATGCACGGTCGAGGAGCGCGACAGCGCGGGCAAGGTGGTCACGCCCCGGGGCAAGCTCTACGGCAGCCTGCTGGAGGAGTCGCTGCGCCTGTGCGACGTGCTGAAAGATTTGAATCCCACGGGCAGCGTTGCGCTGCGGGATATACGGAACACGCTGGCTGACACGCTGGCGGGTGTGAGCATCGAGACGTTGCGCGAGAGCGACACGCTTCGGTCTCAGGTGAAGGACGAGGTGGACAGCCTCCTCTCCAAGTTCTCTTTTTGATCAATCCAGTTCATTCAGTTAATTCAGTTCATCTACGAGGATTTTTTATCATGGCTACGTCTGCACTCAAAGTTTCCAAGTCCGTGTTCAAGCGTCCGGTCCACATGAACGACATTGCGCGTTCGATCCTGCGCCGGGGCAACACCAACACCATCATCGTGCGCGGCCTCCCCGGCTCTGCCAAGACCGCGCTCCTCGCCCTCATCGCGGAGATGAACGGTGACAAGTGGCGCAAGCCGGGCGATCACTACCCGGAGGACAAGTTCGTCTACGTGTACGTGGACTGCAATGACATGCAGCCCGGTGACCTGATCTCCAAGATCCCGGTCATCGCAGATGGACGCATCAAAGAGATGTTCAACGACATCTTCTGCCTTTCTGACCCACGTCCGAAAGTGTACATGTTCGACGAGGTCCTCAAGATCCCCCGCACCAGCAAGGGCATGGTCACCCGCATCATGTACGAGCGCACGTTCGGCGGCTTTCCTATGGGTCCGCAAGATATTGTGTTCGGCACGTCCAACACTGCGCTGGACAACATCGGTGACTTCATGGGCAAGCATGAGAAGACCCGCATCACCGAGGTGACGATGCTCCCGCCCGACGCTACGACGTGGCTGGCGTGGGCTGCCAAGAAGCGCATCAACGCGACCATGCAGGCAGTGGTCGCACTCAACCCGTCCATGCTCGACACGTACATCACGCTCGACGCGGACGCACTGAACGCCAACCCCTACGCCAACCACCCGCACAAGCCCGAGCAGGACGGGTTCGTGACGCTGCGCGGTCTGGAGAAGGCGGCGCACTTCCTCGACGACCGGCCCATGGTCGATGACGAGACCACGCTGGCCTTCGTGGCAGGCACCATCGGTGACGCTGCGACCTCGCTCATCCAGCAGTTCATCCACATGGAGAAGGACATCATCCAGCCGGAGACGATCCTTGCTGACCCGGAGGGTGCGCCGCTGCCGCAGAACCCCATCTGCGCCATGATCACCCTGTTCAAGACGCCGCCCGCGATCAAGACGCAGGATGACCTGTGCAAGATGGTGACCTACATCCAGCGCATCCCCAACGAGATGCTCCAGAGTTCGTGGGCTCTCCTGATCATGCGTGATCCCAAGACCGACCGCATGGCGCACCGCAACGAGTACTTCAACAAGTGGAAGCTGCGCTTCGAGAAGTACCTGACTGCTTGATCTATAAACAACTTTGGAGAACAGACATGTACAACTTCGATGAGATTCTTAATCCGTCACTGGAGACGCGCCTGCGCAAGGGTGCGATGACTTTGATGAGTGACGTGCGGACGGCGATGCTTGCACCGACCGTGTGTCTGGGCGAGATATTCGTTGACGACGACACGCCCACCGCCTGCACGGATGGGCGTGACTCATGGTTCGGGCGTGTGTTCTGCGGTGCGTTGCCGCCCAGACAGCTACTGTACGTACAGTTGCACGAGGAGCTACACAAGCTGTGCATGGACTTAATCCTGCACGCTGACTTGTTTGCCATCGACGCACAGTACGCCAACATTGCCTGCGATCAGGCTAACAACAACATGATCGAAGTCGAGATCGAATCGCGAAAACTGTACGACTTGCTTGAGCGCCCGCCGTGCGCTGTCTATGACGTGAAGTTTCGTGGATGGAGCAAGCCGGAGATATTCCACTTCCTGCGTACTGGTCGGAACAAGGATGGCGAGGACGAGGGCACGCCTGAGCCGCAACCCGGCAAGAGCGGCAGCGGCAGTGGCAGCGGCAGTGGTAACGAGGATGGTAACGAGGATGGCAACGAGGATGGCAACGGCAAGCCTGAGTCGGTCACCATCGGCGGCAAGTCCTATTCGCTCAAGGAGATGGACTCGCTTGATCCCTCTGCTGCACAGGGTTTGTCAGAGGATGAGCAGCAGCAGTTGCACGACGAGGTGCAGCGCAGCATCCAGCAAGCGATCCTCATGGCAGGCATGAAGGGCCAGCAGTTGCCACGCACCATCATGGAGGCTCTTGCTCCGGTGGTTGACTGGTACTCAGTGCTGGTGCAGTTCATCACGTTGCAGGCTCGTGGCTCAGATGAGTTGACCTACAGACGTTATGACAGACGCTACCTTGATCTTGCACCGGGCAACGAGTTGTTCCTGCCTACGACGATCAACGAGAGAGCAGACACCGGCCTCTTTTGCATGGATGCATCGGGTTCTACTTACGGTGCGTTGTTCGACAAGTTTGTTGCAGCATGTCGCGATGCGCTTGAGGTTGCACGTCCCGAGCGTGTTCGCATCTTGCATTGGGATACTGAGGTGCAACATGATGAGATGTTCACGGAGAGTGAGTATCTCGACGGTGATCTCAAGGAGTTGATGTCGCCTCGTGGTGGTGGCGGTACTTGCGTATCGTCAGTCAGTGACTATATTGTTTCCAACGGCATCAGTGCGGACTTCTGCATTGTGTTGACAGATGGGTACGTCGAGGACAAGCCGCGTTGGCTTCCCCGTATACCTACGCTGTGGGTGGTGCTTGGTAAGGACGGCTTCGTGCCTCCCGCCGGTCAAGTAGTTCGCGTTAAGTAATTCAGTTCAATCAGGAGATTTATCATGTCTATCACTAAGAATGTCTTTTACCCAAACAGGTTCACGCAAGACGAGCAGCGCGAGATCACCCGCTCGTTGCTCTGGCCTTTGATCTCTGGCTTTCACTACAAGACCAACGGCAAATTATTTTTGTCGAAGATCCACACTGACGAGAGTACCGGGGTACTGAAAGCGATCATGTGCGTGATCGATGGCTGGCCGGTACTGCGCATCAAAAGGAACCCGGCAGCACTTCTCTTCCAAGTAAGCGTCATCTATGGAGATGGTGGAATACTGGACTGCGCGGAGACTGCCAACATCTCTTACATCCTGAAGCGCGTCAATGACAGGAAGCAGACCAAGAAGCGTGGCAAGAAGTATCCGCTGGGTCATTCATTACATACGGCCATTGAGAGATGGACCCGAGCCAGCCCACAGTCCACCTTCTACGATTACTTTGAACAAGCCGTTGCAATGTTCTCTGCGAAGCTGCGTGGTGACCTTCCATCAGCATCGACTATCGGGGAGATGACCAGCTTGGCACGGTGGCATGCGGTGCGTATTGCGATGGGCGATGCAACGATTGACACCGTGCCAGACAGTGTCAAAGCAGAGTTTGTCCTAGCGCATAGCGCCATCAGGCGGCGCGAGGAGATGGAGGAGAGTACGAAGGAAACGATCAGCGATATGTTCCCTGCTGATAAATGCAAATGGGTATTGTTTTATCAACGGAACTACGGATACATCGCTATGAAGTTTCGCCCAACGAAGCTTGCTGAGTGGTCTAACAACTATGTATTTCCTGACATCAACTCACGCCCTGACATCATGCCGTCAGACATCGAGGTCGTGGTGCCGCTCACATATTATCCGACGTTGCGGGACTTGCCTCCTGAGCATGCGATAGAGATACTACCGCGCCTTAACTTTGCTAAGGTTAATCGTAGCACGTCGGGAACGGGCATCGCTGCTGCTGACCCAGATGGATTTATTCATAGCCGTGATTTTCTGCAAGAACGTATTGGCTGCATAACAAAGCTTATTCCGGGTTACTCAATGATAATTTTTGACGCATGACACCTGAAGCGAAAGTGAAGAAGAAAGTACGCGCTCTGCTAGAGACGCACGGTGCGTACTACGCCATGCCCATGACCGGGGGGTATGGCTCTTCAGGTATCCCCGATTTTCTGGTCTGTCACAAAGGGAGGTTCATAGGTATCGAGTGCAAAGCAAACGGTGGAAAGCCGACCGCTCTCCAGCTATTCAACATGGAACGGATTGAGTTAGCTGGTGGCACGGCAGTAGTAATCAACGAAGACAACCTGAATGATCTAGTAAAACTTTTGGAGAGCATACAATGAAGAAGCAAAGTAAAACCGCACAGATCCGCACGCTGTTGGAGAAAGGTTTGACCGTGGCGCAGATCGCCAAGAAGCTGGGTACCTCGCCGTCATCTGTGTATCAGGTGCGGTGGCGCGACGAGAAAACGAAGCGCAGGAATGCGAAGATGGCTGAAATCGTGGAAGACATGGTTGGGTTCTGGAAAGAACCCGTACAGCCTGACCCCGTGACGGGCCTGCTGGAACCTGTACAGCCCGATCTCGTGAATCACCCGGCGCACTACACCGCTGGGGGTATCGAAGTGATTGACTTCATCGAGGCCAAGAAGCTGGGGTATCACCTGAGCAACGTAATAAAATATGTAGCCCGTGCGCCGCACAAAGGGAAGTACATGCAGGATCTTCACAAGGCGCAGTGGTACCTGAAGCGTGCAATCCAACTGGGGGAACTGTGATGAGTAAGACACAAGAGCAACTGGACGAGGAGATGCTTGCATCGCTCCTGCCGACCATCAACGATATGTTCTCTCGCATCTTCTGCGAGGCGCGGGTAAGTGATCTCCCGCCGGAAGATGATGAGGAGAGCGATGATGAATGAACAGCATCGTATGGAAAGTTTCTATCTCAGCCTAATGCCCAGAACAGAGATGCTCTGGAAGAAAGACGATAGGGGCGAGTACTTCGATGACTTCGCTCAGTTGGCATGGGCCGCATGGCAAGCGGCCCAGTACGCCTACGCTGGCGCACCTTTAGTTACAGAAATAGTTAAACAGTTAGAACTGGAGTTTGGCGATGGACAAGGAAATTCGTGAGGAGCTAGACCGTAGCTACCTACCGTGGGAAATGAAGCAAGGCAAGAAGCATTGCAAACTTTATGTGCAGGGTAGGTTAGTCGGCATCCTCCCGCTCGACGGGAAGAAAATAACTAAAAGCTACGAGCGGCATAACACCATTGCTCAGATCCGGCGAGCAGTTCAGTCAATTCTTAGTGAGGGCAGTCATGTTCGTAACAATTGATTTTGAGACTTTTTATTCCAAGCATGTTGGTTTCAGTACTCAGACAACGGAAGAGTACATCCGTGATCCGCAGTTCCATGTGATAGGCATGGGCATCAAGCTTGGTGATGGCGATACGGAGTGGGTAAGCGGCGACGAGGTACAGCAGACGTTGGCGCAGATCGACTGGGAACACTCCGCGCTGCTATGTCACAACGCGCTCTTTGACGGGGCGATACTGGCGTGGCACTACGGGGTGGTTCCGGGCTTCTACTTCGACACTCTGTGTATGGCGCGAGCTATTCATGGCGTCGAGGCAGGGGGCTCCCTTGCTAAGCTGGCTGAACGCTACGGGCTGGGCATGAAAGGGACGGAGGTAGTGAATGCTTTCGGCAAGCGGCTGGAGGACTTCACACCGGAGGATCTGGATCGATACGGTGAGTACTGTAAAAACGATGTAGAACTTACGTACTCGCTGTTCCAAAAACTACAGCACGGATTTCCTGAATTGGAATATTCATTGATCGACATGACTCTGCGAATGTTCACGCAGCCCGTGTTCTGTGTAGACGATGCCTTGCTGGTCGAGCGCCTTGATATCGTGCGTGAGGAGAAGCGTGAGCTACTGTCCGGGCTGATGGAGGAGCTTGGCTGTGAGGATGAGGAGGCGGTGCGTAAGAAGCTGTCTAGCAATCCTCAGTTTGCTGAGATACTTCGGCAGCGTGATATCCCCATACCCATGAAGGTAAGCCCTACGACAGGTAAGGAGACCTCGGCGCTTGCTAAGAACGACGTGGGGTTCCTCGCGCTCCAAGAGCATGAAGACCTTGTCGTACAGCAACTGTGCGCTGTCCGTCTGGGTACTAAGTCTACGTTGGAAGAGTCACGGATCGAGCGGTTCATCGGGATTGGGAAACGCAACGATGGGCGCATGCCTGTCCCACTCAAGTACTACGGCGCGCACACCGGGCGCTGGGCGGGGATGGATTCCATCAACTTCCATAACCTGCCAAGCAGAGATAAGAAAAAGAAGTCGTTGAAGAACTCCGTTGCTGCACCGCCGGGTCATGTAGTGATTGACTGTGACTCCTCACAGATCGAGGCGCGGGTGTTGGCGTGGTGGGCGGGTCAGGAGGACGTGGTTCAGCAGTTCGCTGCGGGGGACGACGTGTACTCTGAATTTGCTACGAAGATATACGAGCGGCCCATCAGTAAGGCCACGCCAGTAGAAAGGTTTGTAGGTAAGACCTGCGTACTCGGTCTCGGTTATGGGACCGGCGCGCTCAAGCTGCAACACACACTGAAGACTACTCCCCCCGGTGCAGAGGTATCGGAGGCCGAGTGCAAACGAATAGTGGACTTGTATCGAACTACTAACGAGTCAGTAGTGGCGTTATGGCGTGAGTGTGATCAGACGCTGCGCGATCTGATGGCGTGGGATAAGGCCCAGACAGCCTACTATCTTGGCGGGCACAGGGTAGTTCTTATTAATGGCGACGGCGTGCGGCTTCCGAATGGCCTACATATTCGGTATGACAACCTGCGCGTGAATGATATGGGTCGCACGGTTTATGACTCACGCAAAGGCCCGGTTAGCATCTGGGGTGGGGCGATGGTCGAGAACATTGTGCAAGCGATGGCACGGATCATTGTTGGTGAACAGATGGTGTGGATTAACAAGCACTATCGAGTGGCGCTGACTGTCCATGACGCTGCGGTTCTGGTGGTACCAGAGGAAGAGGCAGAGGCGGCGCGGGAGTACGTCTCACTGTGTATGTCTACGCCCCCGCGTTGGGCGGCTGGACTTCCTGTTGCATGTGAAGTAAAGAGCGGACCCACATATGGAGAAGTTAAATGAACAAGTTTGAGAAAGATGAGATGAAGCATTGGAAGAAAGAGTTCTACCGCACGCTTGATGAAGCCGAGCGCGATCTTGGCACAAAGTTTAAGCAGGCCAAGTGGGTAGATCACGCGAAGTATCTTGGCAGTGAAGCTGCCGCTGTTGTAATACTTTCGCTGGTCGCGCTCTCTGTCGGCGCGTATCTGTTGGGTCTGTGACATGAACCGGGAAATTTTCGATGGGACAAAGCACCTCGCTACGTGGCCAGTAGTGATGACCAAAGAACGCAAAGCAGAGATGCAAGACGAGATCACTCAGCAGATAGCGATCTATCTGGCGAAGGGTCTTGAGATAACCAAGTTAGCCAGTAATCAACGTAAGGAGGATGCAAATGTACCCCAGCAGGACCCCAGAAAGCGGACCTTTTAAATTCGTCGTACCCACGTATGGGCAGCTTGAGCAGGAGGTGCGGTCCCTGTATGACGAGGCAGAGTTCTACAAAGAAGAATTGGAGCAAGTGTTGCGGTCTGTTGCAAAGGTAGCAGCGGCAGAGCGGGAGGAGTGTGCCAAGACAATCGAGCGAGCTAGGCTCGACATGGACGGCAGCCTTGGACTGACAAACCAGACTGACTTCATCGCCACCCGCATCACTGATTTTTTGGCAGCACGGATTCGTGCAAGGAGTATGTATGAGCAGAGTTAGGACTGAGATGCAGCAGTCCATGGAGAAAGCCACGGGGCAGTTCTTCTGCACGACTTGTCGTGCAAGGAAACCTACCGAAGAGAAAGTCATGGGGTACAAACGCTCGCTGTGCAAGTCCTGCTTGGCTCGACGCAAAGCAGTAGACGCAGCAATGGGGAAGTGATGAGCGAAGAACTTGTAGAGCGCCCAAACTCCACAAAAGATTTAGTGGAGTGCCAAACCGCGCCCAGACTTCACAAAACAGAACTGGTCCACGGGGCTTATTACAGAGGGCAATGCCGTAACGCTACTGTTGCCCGATGGAATGGTGAGAAACAAAAGTTCATTCACTTCAGAACCAAGTTCGGCAATGTGTTTCTTGAGGAAATCTGCTGCCCTGAAGATGACCAAGTGTGGGATGTGTTCTACGCCGAGGAGGTAATTGAACCTCAAGATGTGACCAAAGACATTTTATTCGGAGGTGAGTGATGAACAGGGAAGAATTCGAGAAGTGGTGGCATGGTGACGATACATCGAGGCACCCAACAAACAGCTACGAGGGCGCAATGCGCTGGGCATACGAAGGATGGGTGCGGGGTGCCACAGCAGAGCGCGAGGCGTGTGCAATTATCTGCGACGTTGAGGCAGATGAGTTTGGTGGCGACGAGTATATGTGGAGCGATGCTTGTCAGCATTGCGCCGATTTCATCCGCGCACGGGGAGGTGAGTAATGGATAACTGGATCGACATGGCATGGCCCTTCCTCTGGGCTATCGCTTTCGCAGCGGTGTACCTTGAGCATGAAGCAGTGGTGATCGAGTGATATGTCCCCGGTGTAAGGATAAGTTTTTCAGTAGGAACTATTCGACGAAGGCTTTGCACAAGACAGTTACTTGCCCGCTGTGCAACCACCGATTCCCTGCGCCGCTGCGTGCTGATCTTAGGCGTTCGACAAAGGATCTACTGCACGATGATTTGTTTGGGAGCGGATGGCGCAACCTTGATATACTTGAACGTATCAAATGGCTAGTCGATAAGGTTAAGGGAATCCTATGATCAAGTGGTCTTTCAGCGGACTCAAGGACTACGCCAACTGTCCTAAGCAGTACAACGAAGTCAAGGTATTGAAGAGTTACACCAAAAATGTAACGCAACAAATGTTGTACGGGACGGAAGTTCACAAGGCGCTGGAAGACTACGCGAGGGATGGAACAGAGTTGCCTGCGTTCTATCAACGGTTCAAACCTATGATGGATAAGCTGTTAGAGATCCCCGGTACACGCTACCCGGAGCATAAGATGGCTCTGACCGAAGCAAAGGAGCCGTGCGCGTTTGATGCGGCGGATTACTGGGTGCGGGGAATCGTAGACTTTATGGTCATCGACGGAGATGTGGCGTTCATAGTCGATTACAAAACAGGGAGCGCAAAGTATCCTGATACTGCGCAGTTAAAGCTGATGACGTTGATGGCTTTCGCTCACTTCCCCCAAGTACAGACGGTAAAAGCTGGGCTACTCTTTGTGGCACATAATGTGTTCATCACCGAGCAGTACCGCAAAGATGACGCGGATAATTACTGGGCGGCGTTCAGTCCTAACCTTGCACGCCTGCGTCTATCGCAGGAAACTGGGCATTGGCCTGCCAACCCTACCCCGCTGTGCGGTTGGTGCCCTGTCACCACTTGCCAACATCACAAAGGATGATCATATGCCATATACCAAAACTCCCCGACCTTATAAGCATGAGTACGAAATGCAGGTCGAACGTGGCGAACACGACAAACGAATGGAGCGGCAGCGCGCTCGCCGGAAGATGGACGCGAAAGGCGTAAGCCGCAAAGGTAAGGACGTTGCCCATGTAAAAGCTCTGTCCAAGGGTGGCAACAACAAAGACGGCGTGCGGCTGGAAGCGCCGAGCAAAAACCGTTCGTTCAAGAGGAACAGCGATGGCTCAATGAAATAGTAAGTTTGTTATTCAAGTTAGTTAAGTAAGGTGAACCATGATAGTCATAGACAATTTAGCGATCAAAGTGACTGTGCCACTACGGATGGCACAAGACGCAGTCAACTACATTGAACGGTCAGAGAAGATAGCGGATCACGGCAGGCGCTGTGATCTGTTGATCTATTGGGGGTACGACGAGACTTCCAAGCTGACGTATCTGCTGGATGGTTTACAGCCAGACTCCACCCTGCCATCTATACCATCTCCGATGGTGCGCGATTACAACTGGCCCGGTATCTACACCCCGTTTGATCACCAACGTGAGACCGCATCCTATTTGAGCCTGCGGCGTAGAGCATTCTGCTTTAACGAAGCGGGTACAGGTAAGACTGGCGCAGCTATATGGGCCGCTGACTACCTAATGAATATCGGTGAGATAAAACGTGTATTGATTATCTGCCCGCTGTCTATTATGTACTCAGCATGGCTAGCAGATATCTTCAAGACGGCAATGCATCGCAGCGCCGCCGTTGCGCACGGCACCACAGACAAGCGCACGAAAGTCATTAACGGCGCGTATGAGTTTGTCATCATCAATTACGACGGCGTGAACACCGTCCAGAAACAAATTGATGACGCAGCATTTGATCTCATCATTGTTGATGAAGCCAACGCTTACAAAACTCCTACAACAAAAAGATGGAAGACCCTCGCTAAACTTCTTCGTACTTCTACTCGGTTGTGGATGATGACCGGCACCCCAGCGTCTCAGTCTCCTGTCGATGCGTTTGGCTTGGCGCGTTTGATATCACCGCATCGCGTGCCGAAGTATATGACCGCGTGGAAAGACAAGGTGATGCAACAGTATTCGCGCTTTCGATGGGAGCCCCGTGCTACATCAAAACAGGCGGTGTTTGAAGCACTGCAACCTGCTATCCGGTTCACAAAAGAAGAATGCCTCGACCTACCGGACATCACCTACCAGATGAGAGAAGTCCCTCTCACAGCGCAAGTCTCACGATTCTACAAAGAATTAAAAAAGCAGTTACAGATAGAGGCAGCGGGCGAACAAATCTCTGCGGTAAACGCGGCGGTAGCGATGAGCAAACTGTTGCAAATTTCTGGTGGCGCGGTGTATACAGATGAGCATGAAGTTGTAGAGTTCGATGTCTCTCCTCGGCTTCAAACATTGAAAGAAGTGCTTGACGAGACTGTTCGTAAAGTTATAGTATTCGTTCCCTTCATCCACACCATAGATATAGTCACCGAGTTCCTCGATAAGGAGGGTATCAGCAACGCAGTAATCAAAGGCGATGTGAGTGCTAAGGGGCGCGCTGATATTATTCAGCGGTTCCAGACGCAGGAGACGCCACGGGTTCTAGTCATTCAGCCGCAGTCGGCATCTCATGGGGTAACCCTGACGGCAGCGGATACGATAGTGTTCTGGAGTCCTGTACTTTCAGTTGAGACGTACATGCAGTGCATAGCGCGAATCAATAGAGTAGGACAGTCTCATAAAATGACTGTAGTTCATTTGCAAGGTAGTGAAGTTGAGAAGCGGGTTTACACCATGCTTCAAGGTAAGGTTGATAGTCATCTCAAGTTGGTTGATCTGTATAAACAGGAGTTAAACAATGAGTAATGTAAACGTAGAAGAGTTAGTCGATGTCTATCTCAAGATTCGCGGGGAACGTGAGCGTGTCCTGCGACAGTATGAAGCCGAAGATTCCGTCCTCAAGGCGGATATGGCGGAAGTTGAGGCTATGATGCTGGCGGTCTGCAACGACGTAAATGCAGACAGCATCAAGACGCAGTATGGCACCGTGATGCGCAAGCTGAACGAGCGGTTCTACTGCAATGACTGGGACGGCTTCCGCAAATTCGTCCTTGATAACGGGGCGGTGGAACTGCTGGAGAAGCGGATTCATCAGGGCAACTTCAAGCAGTTCCTCTCTGAGCATGAAGGAGACGGACTGCCCCCCGGCGTGAACATCATGCGTGAGTACGGTATCTCTGTTCGTAAGTCTTCCAACCAGTGAGGCAACAGCCATGAGCAACGATTTGATTCTCTCGATTAAAAATTCCCTAGCACATATCGACGGCGGGGTTGATGCCGAAACTCGCGCAGTTGCGGGTGGTGGCAGCGGCGGCAGCAAGCGCATCAGCATCAAGGGCGGCGTATTCCGTAAGGTTGTTAGCGGCAAGGAAGTAGGTGCCATCGAAGACCGGCACATGAACGTCATCTTCGTGAAGATGAACCCCACTCCGTCTCGCACGTTCTACTCGCAGGGTTACCGCGAGGGTGAGAAGATTTCTCCAATATGCTGGTCTACCAACAGCACTACGCCTGACGTGGAAGTAAAGAATCCGCAGGGCGTTAGCTGCGACCAGTGCATGCACTCCGTAAAGGGTTCTGGTCAGGGCGGCAACGGTTCAGCATGCCGTTTGTCGTGGCGCACGGCGGTTGTTCTGCCGAATGATGTAAGTGGTGATGTCATGCAGCTTGTTCTGCCTGCTACATCTTCTTTTGGTAAAGAGGAGAACGGTCGCTGGCCTTTCCGTCCTTACATCCAGATGCTGGCAGCTAACTCGATCAGCGCGAACCATGTGGTAACGCGGATGCAGTTCGACACCGCGTATCCAGTACCGCGTGTTATATTCTCCGCCGTTGCTCCGGTATCGGCAGAAGATATTGAAACGGTCAAAGCACAGGGAAGCACGTCATTTGCGATTAACGCAGTTAAGCTGACGGTATTCCACCGAGATGAGGGCGATGCTCCAGCACAGCCCCGCGCTCCAGTCCAACGCACCCCCGTGGTAGCGGAGGAGATTGAGGAAGAGGTAGAGGCAGCGGAGCAACCAACGCCGGAACCCGTGAAGCGCGATAGCAAAAAGGATGCAACGGCACCCGCTGCTACGGATGTCCCGGATATCATTTCTAAATGGTCTAAGAGGTAGTAGCAATGGCACGGACGTACAGCGAGAGGTTCCTAAGGGAGCTACATGCATCCGAAGACGTGAGTCTGGGTGTCAGGTTGGCGCGTTCGTGCGTTGCCTCTAATCTCTCCGCAACTCATGTTGCGTTGGCACTAGGTGTGACTCGACTTACGGTGGCTAAGTGGTTTCGGGGGCGGCAGATTCGTTCAAAGAAACACCAGATGGTCGAGGCGTTTATTCGCCTGATTGATGGTGATCGCAGTGAAGGAGTCCTGCCCGCCGCTGATCACAAGGTCGCCAAGAAGTACATCGAGGCAATGATTGCTACAGGGGCACCAGACTGACGCGATAACGATCCACAATTAGGCGGGGGCGACCCCGCTTTTTTTATCTCTGCGGTTATGAAAAAACAATTTTACGAGAAAGTATTACCAACGCAGGGTGTGTATTGTGTAACTGGGATAAAAGACGGCAAAGCCGCAAATCGGTTCGCAAGAACGCTCGATGGACTGCTAACACTCATTGATGAGTTAGATACTGGAGGCGCTAATGTATTCGTTGCATTAAATAGTTTTTCTGGATTCAGTCGCAAGGGCGATGACGCAATCTTTGCGCGTTCGTTTTTTGTTGATCTGGATGTGGGGAACACAGCACAGAAATATCCCGATCAAGCGGCTGCCCATGCCGCCCTTAGTGCATTCGTAGAACGCACTGAGTTACCTCCACCAATCGTGATCAATTCTGGTGGCGGCATTCATGCCTACTGGATGTTTGATTCCGACGTACCGTCGTTGGAGTGGAAGATTTACGCGGAGAAGTTCAAAACCTTTTGTATGCAAGAGGGACTTCTTATTGATCCTGTGGTGACTTCCGACCGGGCGCGCATCTTGCGGGTACCGGGTACGATGAACCACAAGACTGTACCGCCACTGCCCTCATCATTCCTTACCCATGATTTTTTTCAGTACAACTTTGAGTGCTTCAAGGATTTCTTGGGGCCGGTCGAAGTTGAACTAGATCAGAAGAGCATTCTGGCAGGGGTCATAAAGGGGTTGGATGAGGACACAATCGGCGTCAGCAGGATTGACCCTAACTTTGAGACCGTGTTTGAACTGATAGCGCAAAAGAGTCTGGATGATGAGGGTGGTTGCGCACAGATAAAATATGCGTTGATCAACGCGGGAACTCTTGCAGAGCCGTTGTGGCATTCTGAGCTTTCGATAATCCGGCAGTGCGTTGATTGGGAAGAAGCAATCCACATTGTGTCTAGCCCGTATCCTAATTATTCGCCGGATGACACCCTGAGAAAAGCCAATGAAACGCTTGATAAGCCTCATAGCTGCACCGTCTTTGACGCTAGGAACCCCGACATCTGCCCCAACTGTCCCCACTGGGGGCGGATTACAAACCCCCTCGCTCTTGGCAAGCGACTCAAAACCCCGACGAGCGCCCCGGAGAATGCAATTCGGAAGGACGAGGATGCCCAAGAAGTTCCAGTCTATACCACCTATCCAGAAGACCTGAAACCGTTCAGCCGGGGGCCGGGTGGTGGCATCTGGTACAAGCCGCCTGCGAAAAAAGATAAGGACGGGACGTGGGTTCCGCAGCAGGAAGTCTGCCTGTGGCGGCACGATTGGTATCCTATAAAGCGTATGTATGGCCCCCATGATGGGGAGTGCCTACTCATGCGCCACGTCCTGCCGCACGATGACATTCGGGATTTCCTTCTCCCGATGTCGTTTTGTTATGCGTCCGACAAGTTTAAGGATATTTGTGTAAGGCACGGAGTGATGTTTACGCAAGACGTTTCGATGTTGATGGCTGACTACGTGATCAGGTGGGGGCAGCATATGTTGAATAAGCAGAGCGCGGAGCAGACGCGTATGCAGATGGGTTGGACCTCCGACAACAGCGGGTTTGTAGTCGGTAACATGGAGATACAGCGCAACGGTAAGGTAGTGAAAACCGCTGCCTCTCCGCTGGTTAATAGTATCGCCAGACTGATGAAGCCGACAGGCACCTATGATGCTTGGAAAGTAGCGGCACAGAAGCTAAACCGCGAATACTACGAGATGCACGCCTTCACATTGCTGTGCGGATTTGGCTCTCCACTACTACGATTCACCCCCATGAAAGGTGTGGTGGTGGGTCTGGTCGGCATTACCGGCGCGGCTAAATCCGGCGCGCTGTACGCAGCGGCGAGCATGTTTGGGGAACCCTTTGACCTCTGTCTGTCTGGCTCCAAGAAAGGTGCCACAGACAACGCACTGATCCAATGGTACATGGGTCTCAAGAACATAATGATGGGGCTGGATGAGGCGTCGAACTATAAACCGGAGGACATATCGGACTTGTTCTATAAAGTATCTCAAGGCAAGAACAAACTCCGCATGCAAGCGTCTTCTAACACGGTACGGGAGATCGAACTCACCGCATCGCTGATCACCATCCTCTCATCGAACCAATCTCCCCGGGACAAGATCACGTCGTTCAAATCCAACCCTGATGGAGAACTTGCCCGCTATCTGGAATTGCAAATTGAGAAACCGAAAACAATGGACAACATTGAAGGAAAAGAAATCTTTGATGCTTTCCGGCAGAACTATGGGCATGCGGGGCCTGACTACATCAGATACTTGTTTGAGGTCGGGGATATACATATCCTTGAAAAAATAGATAAATGGAGTCAACGCTTTTACAGTAGCGTCGGTACCAATACGAGCTACCGATTCTATGAGGCGCTTATCTCAGTGGCTTTTGCAGGCGGAGAAATGGGCGCGGAGAATAAAATGATGTCCTTTGATCTGGACAGGATCTACCGCGTAGTTATCGACCAGATTATCGCCAACACAGAGCGTACTGAAACGCGGCGCGACTACGGGACATTGCTGGGCGACTTCCAGAACTTGCACTCGGGCAATACGCTGGTACTAAAAGAAGGGAAGGTAGTACGGGAACCTAGAGGGGCATCAGTCATCGCCCGCGCAGTGATGGATGAGGGCATGTACTACATATCCCGTACTGCATTGCAGACTCACCTTGCCAAACTTCAAGTCAGTGAAAGTCAGTTTATTCACGACATGAAGGAGAAAGGAGTCCTGACCTTTATTGGTAAGCAACGTCTTACTACTGGGTGGCCGGGTATGAGTGGCATCTCACCCGTATCAGTACTGGGCTTTACTAACGTGATCAGCAGTGACCTTCTAGCCGATCATGGAGATTGATCCCACTACAGATGAGCCAGTATGGGTATTCCCATTTGAGTCGATGGGTATAGGGGAGAGTTTTTTTATACCAACTCTTCTTCCAGCAAACATGGTCTATGTTGTGGAGACTCGCGCCAAGGTAGCCAAAGTCAAAGTGAAAGCATACGTCACTACGTGCGAGGGCTATCTTGGCGTGCGAGTCTGGCGCACTGCTTAGTCAGTCCATGCGCTCAAGGCGTCTATGATGCCGCGCATAGTCCAGTCCCTTTGCAGTTTGATATCCGCAATCATGTCACGCTTCTGTTGGCGGGTCAGATAAGGAGACCGTGAGATTTCATTCTGCCGCGCTCGGATATCTCTGAGCCTGCCGTTTACATACTTGTCGTAGTACTTGACCACGATTTCTGCATTGGGGTTAACCGCCAAATACTTTGCCAGCATATCCGGGCGATCTTCAAAAACCTTTAGGTCAGCCCGGTAACCCTCGGCCTTCTCCCTCAATCCCTGAAATTCCCGCGCATCGTAGCTGCTCGATTTGCCTACAAAGCTACTGATGAGCAACGCATCTTGTTTAAGATCAAAGTCTCTTTGGCCCGCTAACGTGTTCGCCAGTCCGTTTGTAGTAGCAGCGATCCTACCTATGCCGTCTGCGTAGCTATTCAGGAAGAAGTTGATAGTCTTGGGGGTTAGCACTATCCCAGTACTCTCTACAAACATCTCAGCTATCTGGCTGTACATATCAGGCAGCGTCTCACCACCTGAGTACGGGTCGGAGAATTGATTGATGCGGTTGGTGTAAATTTCTTTTCCAAAAGCATCTACGCCCATTGAAAACTCAACCATTGGGCGTACTACAGACGGGGCCATTGCACTGACAAACCACGCTCCGGGGTGGTCGAACGGGCTGTACTGCGGTGCAGGTAGCGGGATGAACGAATCAAGCGCAATCGGGATAATGTTTTGAGCCGCTTCAGCAAGCGTACTGTTGCCAATAGCCGCCCCTGCCAACTGCGCACCGATAGCCCCGAACGCGCCAAATCCAAAACCCCACGGAAGCATGAGGTAGTCATTGCCCTTGCCCAGAATTCCATGCACAGGCAGGCGAATGTTGCGCTGCCACAAGTCCATGTTATCGATACCGATCTTGTTGCGCCCTTGCGCATCCGTATCAGCCATCATGTACGCAAGGGTGTACATCGCAGCGCCAGCCCCCAGCATAGTGGTAGCCATTGCGCGGGCTCTAATCTGCTGTCTGTTAAAGTCTTCCTTGTACGTCTTCAGATTCTTGGCTACTTGTGCCTCTGCTTCTTTACGAGCGGAGGCTTTCGCTGCGTCCGTTGAGTAAGGGAGTTCGTTTTTCTTTCGGGTCGCCAGAATCTTTTTAGTAACTGTGTCCACGTCAGTTATTGATTTTGGCAGGCGGGCAATGCGCTTCTCAACGCTCTGCATAGCAGGGGCAAATGCCTCATGGAACCGAACCGCGCCTGTGAGGGCGGGGCGGAGGAACATGAAAATAGCCCCAGCTTCTCTTCCGTACTTACCTACTTCAGTAAAATTAAAAAGATTTTTTGTGTACTGTGTTGCTTTAAATTTAGTCTGTGCGATCTCTTTAGCATTGAGCTTACGCCCAAGCTTTTTTTCTGCCTGAGCAAGCATCTCATCTCGAATAACACGGTAGCCCGCAGCACGCGAAGCAAATTCAAAACCGTTAGACCAAAGCTGGAAGTACTTACCGATCTGCCCCCTGTTTGACAGGATGTTCGACGGGCCGATATCCCGTATCAACTTCTCCTGTTGGGATCTGATATTAAACGCATCCTGATAAATAGTTGCTCCACCATTGTCTACGACGTACTCATGCAAGTCTTTGTAGAAGTCATCGGTCTCAGAGAGGCGCTTGAGTTCCGGCAGATTTCCTTCGTTCAAGAGGTTAGCGGCCCTTAGGGATTTAACAATTCCGCCGTCAGTGATTTTTGATGCGATAGCCGAAGCATACTTAGCGCCGGTTTTTGCGTTCATTTCCGTGCTAACGATCATGCTGTTGGTGACAGCATCTCGGATAAAGTTATACGGACCAAAGGAGGGATTAAATTTGGTGTGGGCTGCGCCTACTGCTGAAGTAAGCTCATTCATAAACTTCCAGAACGCGCCGGTCTCACCAGTGAAACCCTTAACAGCCTCCAGCATATGGGGATCTTTGATCTGCCATATGTCGATGTCACCGTTTGATTTATGTACAAGTATTCTATCTGGGCGTTCTATTGATTCTCTATCTACAAATCCTGCAAAGCGTTCATTGAAAGGCACGGTACCTACAAAGTCCCCGGTAATGTGCCCCTCGTCTATCAGACGAGCAACTTCTTCAGTTACCCCACTACGCCCTGAGCGCCCCGCTGCTTTACCTGCATCAGAAAGAACTTGCAGGTACGGGTTCTCGGAGTCGGTGTTCCGGCCTTCCTGTCTGTCCTGCACTTCAGAGTAGTTGCCACTCAGGCGGGTACTGTTAATGTCGATAAGTTGATTCATAACCTCTTGGTTTGGATCACCTTTGTACGGCATGTAGTTTGGACGGCGGTTAAACCGAATGATGCCGTCAAGCTGTGGCGGGTGAAAGCCAGCTTCTTTGTTGAAGCGAACGGTCTCCGCTTGAAGCTCTTTTATGTGCTTGAATATTTGCTCGATCTCAGGCCCATGTGCCCGCATCTTGTCTGCATAGAACTTACGGATGTTGGCAAGTTCACCTTTAGTGTACGGACCCGCTACGTTGTACAGGGGTGAGTCGATATCAATAGACATGGCACGCGGGCCGTACTTTACACGGCGCGGTGACTCCCCCATCGGGGTAAGGTTATTTGCTACAAGCGCATCTAGCTCATCACGAAGCGCGTCAATTCGCCTTCCAACAGTTTCGTTGGGAATCCCTTCATATGAACTCATCTCCTTGATGATCTCATCGCGCCGCGCCGCTGCCCTAGCTTCTATTGGCGCGTTCATTACAAACTGCACCTTACGTGCATCGCGCTCGTCTCTAGCGATAGAAAAAAGATGTGCGTCTGAGAGATATTCTTCTGGGGTTATCTTTGCTTTGCTGACGTAGTCGGCAACCGATTTGTTTATGTTCTCGCGTATAAGTTGCGTAGCCGTCCAGTTGATATCAGCTTTGGACGTAGCTCCCGTCATTCGCTCATAAAAATCAGTAGTAACCCCCGCCATGTTTAGGTCTTTTGTAAGACGCTTAGCGGCGACTTGCAGGTTCTGCCAATTCTTAATAAGGCCCTCTCGGCCTTCATAAGTCGAGACGGTGTCCCAGATACGTTTTGTCCAGCCGATACGCTTGGTGCGATCTTCGTAAGGTGTGCCTTTGATTGGCTTACCACCCTTACCCGCGCCTTTCGGTAGCGTTTGCTTTATCTCAGCTATTGATCTATCAGCCGTAACTTCCGCTCTTTTACGTGCAGCAAGAGGCTCAACGTCGGTGCCTGCTTTTGGCACCGCAAGCAAGTCTTCAAACGAGTGCGCTACGCGCAGCAGCAGGTTATCCCCAGCCAACGCGTCACTGGCAAAGTTAGGAGGGGGTAATTCTTTCGGAAAGTTTTTAGTGTACTTATCAAGGTTAAAAATCTTGGAGAACGCACGGGCCAGTGCATTCCACACCGTCATCGTCCGCGTACTAGCCCTTCTAGCATTAGGTTCAGTAAGCAGATCGCGAAGCTTAACATTCTCCCCCAGATCAGCGGGGCGCAAACGCGCAAGGGCAGTTTGAAATGCTTCATCCGTCATCGCGTGGGAGACGAACTCATACAGGTTATCGTATGCAGAGGAATGCCTGTCGCCCAGCATTTCTTTCGTGGCGCGGAAGATGGCATCGACTTCCTTTGCGCCTTCGTACTGCTCGGGGGTCAGGTTGCCCCGCTTTCCGCCATTAGACAGGTATTCTTTGATTACGCGCACCGTAGAGGCATGCACCATTTCGTGCAGGATGGTGCGGTTGGTCAGCCCCTGTTCAGTGAAATAAAATTTGTTTTTCTTCGGGTCGTACTCCGCAACTTTACCTTCAGACTTCAACCGCGCTATGACGGCTCGATCTTCAGCCGAAGAATATTTGGTTCCCTCGACATGAACCCCGGCACCGCCAAATGCTACGCGGGGAATCCCAGAGCGTTTGCCTGCATTAAGACTAGCTAAATATCCTGTAGCAGGATCAACCTTTGCGTTTTTGGGCAGTGGCACCATCCGATCAACGGAGGCGTACTCTTGTTTGAGTGCTGCTATCAATTTACCCGCTTTAGTGGGGTCGCCCGCCCAATCCGTAAAATCAAACTGAGTCAGGCGATCATCGTTCATTATGCGATTGCGAAGCTCCATACCCTCAAGGTATGTGAGCGGGCGGCCTTTTATTTTAGAAAGCCGCGTGGCTTCAAGACGCACTAACTCCGAACGATCTAGCACAGGTCTACGGAAATTAAAGATAGTGTCAGACAACCACCGCAGCAGGTCGTTACCTTCTTCGCGCAAATGGTACAGCGCTTTGCCAAGGTTCCCCCGCCGCAGTGCCTCTGCCGCAGGCTCAGATCGTTCTTCTACACGCACGCCTGTAATATCATCGGCAGGGGCAGCGCGAGCTTCTGTAGGCTGACGTGGAAGTGGACCCGGGCGTCCTTCGGCAGGTGCAAATCCAGAAGGCGGTTTTGCTCCGGGGATCTCAACAGTTCTGGCAACGGAAGGAGGAGGAACTGGCTTACCTGTAGGCTGAAACCGCGCTACAACCTGACGAGACTCTGCACGAAATGGCGGCGCGGTTGACTCAGAAACCAAAGCAAGGCGACCCTTTGGTCCCTCCCACAAAATATGTGGTTCATTGGTAGAGTCAACCATGAACCGGGCTTGCTGAATAAGTCTATTCGTTACGTCTTCAGGCGCACCGCTCTCTAGCAAACGGTTACGAGCAGCAGCTATTTCAGTTTTAGGGGCTCTCGGGCTTCTTAATGCAGGCTCAGGTTTTGCCTTTCCTCCAATATCAGTCCGAGGGCGAACGCCAGCAGACCCCACATCTTCGGGTCCAACTCCAGCAGTTCCGGCTCCTGCGGCTCCCTCTCCCAGTACAGGCACTCCCAAGCCTTCTCCACTTGGTGGGCTGTCAATATCGACAGGGAAGGTTCCTTCTGTTTCATCTAGACTTTTTTTTTGAGGTATTTGCGGTGGCTCGTTAAGCGCTTCGCGAATCCTTTTTTCTACAAGTCCACGGTTAGCATTTTTAGCAAAGGTAAGCCCAAGAGACTCACCCACCTGCCGCAACTTGAACAGGGCGATGCTTGTACCAGAATCTATCGACGCAATAACGCGCCGCGCTTCGATCATCTCGGGAGTATCTACTCCGGGAAGTGGAAACTGATTGCGATCACGCGTAGCCCCAGAAGGAAACTCTTCTGGCGGCAGTTCCATCCGCCCCCCGGGACCGATAGGCTCCCCCGTCTCGCCAAACAAACCGTACTGCTCTCCCTCTCTCGGGAAAGTAAGCGGTAAATCCATCTGGTCTTGGAGATCAAGCGTCATCTGCCGGTTGTTATTTGGGGCGTAAGGACCGGGATCTTCAGCCGGTGGAGGCAGCCCGAATTTATCAAACGGCATTTCCAATTGTTCGTCGCCAAAAGGCAGACGCGGCTGCTCTCCCGGCATCCCTCGTCCGGGCGGAGTCCGTACAGGCTCAGGTGCCATCAGACGCGGGATCATCGCGTCATACATAGACTGTAGATTTATGTCGCCTTTAATCCGAGCGATTTCACGTTGGCGAACAATTTCTTTTAATTGCTGCTGACGATCTTGTTCTTGACGCGCTTCCTCTCTGCTCTGCCCTTGCGCGTACCAATCAAGATTTTCCGCCTCTGCCTGTTCTTTTACAGGCGCAGAGAGGCGCAGAATTGTGGCATCGGCTTCTGTTTTTGCCTGTATGTCACCTTTAATACGGGCGATTTCACTCTGACGATAAGCCTCATCCAACTGACGTTGGCGGTCTTGTTCTTGCCGCGCTGCTTCTCGACTTTGCCCCCGCTGGTGCCACTCAGGAAGGTTTGGTTCAGGAGGCGGTAAATCCGCAGGCTCCCGCATGGGAACGCGCAGTGTATTGGTAAAGTCCCCCGGTGCGCCTTCGCCTACCTGATGCCGGGGTACGTAGATAAGTTGTTCTTTACCATTAGGGCCAATAACACGCTGGCCTACCCAATCTTCAGGATTAGGCGATGAAAACTCACGGGTGCGGTATTTTGCGCCTTTGACGTTCCACGAAGTAGAAGCGTCCCCCGGGGCAGGTAGTGCTAGCGGCCCCGTCTGTCGTAAACGTGCTTTTGCTTCTTCAAGTCCCCGACGCTGTGCTTCTGCTTCTGCTTTTTTAGCTTTAACTTCCGCCGCTGCCGCAGCGCGAGCGCCCGTCGCTTGCCTCGACCAAGGGATAGCTCCAGCAATCCCTTGTTCCATTTTCTTTGTCAGTGAGCGAGGCTCTCCCAACAACGCGCCCAGTGCGGTCGATTGCGCTACGCGAGACCAATCGGTTGGCCCTTCTTCTGTAGACTGGATGGCTAGGTCTGATGCGCCTCCAATACCTGCGCCAACTCCCGCTTGCATCCGACCTTGAAGGATTGATTTAGCTTCAATCTCGGTCATCCCGGGCTTGATACGTCTAAACAGCGATAGAGGGTTTTTAACTTTAAACCCAAGCGCAAACGCAAGAATCTCTGCGGTACGGGCAGATAGCGGGTTAGCTTCCGCGCCCTTCGCCATCGTCTCCGGGTCAATGCCCAGCGATTTGGCTGTTTCAGGCATAGCCTCAATCGCAGCTTCTTGACCTTTTGCTGCCAGCGTTGCACCACCCAACGCGCCAACAAGACCTGCACCGATCTCTACAACAGGAGCAAACGGACCCGCCGCCACAGCCAAAGGCGCAGCGGCAGCCATAGCCGCAAACGATCCCGCTGCACCGCCTCCCGCTGGGATAAGTGATGTACCAAGAGATTTAAGGAACTGCTTACCAGCACCGGGCGGCGGTGCCGGATACTTCTTCTCGATGTAGCGGTCTATCAGCGCCTGCGCTTTATCACGCGGATAGTCATCCGGGAACTCAACGCGTTGTCCGGTAGGCATCTCCATCATGTAGGGCATTAGTGTGGCTCCGCCGAATCGCCCATCAAATCGGTATGTGGAATTACAGGAAGCTCACTGCCGCCTCCGCCGCCACTACCACTGAAGCCGCCTTGACTAATGTCAGCTTGAGCTTCTAACTCACGTATCTTACGCTCCGCTTCCGCTCTGTCATTTGGGGCAGCTTGTGGATTGTCTCGCACGAATACGAGACGCTGATATGCGGGGTCTTCTTGAATTTGTTTTAGGGCCTGCAAGTCTACCTTTGCCCCCGTATTCAATGCACTCAAATCCAGATTGCGGTACGTCTCATAGTTATTTTCAATGCGTTCACCGAGTAGTTTAGCAAAGTCTTCAAGCTGTTTTTTCTTAGCAGGATCAGTTGCGGCAGCGGCTTGCTGCCGTATATCAAACTGGTTACTCCTATCAGAAACAATCTTTTCACCAAGAACACGCTTTATCTCATCTTTACGTGTCTGCGCTTCATAATAACCGCTCATGGACCTAGCAGAATTCGCATCGTTAAGCAACTTGCCCGCATCGGTCAGCCTGCTGTAGTACGCTGTGTCTCCTTGCTGCGCAAGCTGCTGCTGTTGAATATCAATTCCGCGCCCCTGCAAACCAAGGCTCTGCCCCTGTAGGCTAAGATCCTGCATTTTTAGGCCGGTTTCAACGGCGCTTTTACGTGATTCATTGTAGTCTTGTACCCGTGAGCGCCACCTGTTGTAGGATTTCTCATCCTGATTGTCGTTATAGTCTTGTTGTGCTTGCTGCATCATAAACTGCTTGTCAGCAAGATTGTCACGCTGCTCGTCGTACTTGTCTTTGATCGCTGCAATGGAGCCAGCGTAATCGCTCCCGCCTGCACTTGCGGCCCCAAGGAAGCCTGAGAACCCTTTCTTCGCAGTAGCCCCTGCTTCCGCCATTTTAAAAAAGGCTCTAGATAATGCTAGTTTGCGTGCTTGAGCAGAATCTTTATCTAGGTCTTGGCTGCGCCCTTGAAGTACCGCAAGGCGATCTTGAAACTGCTTAGCGCGGTCAGTACCTTCAAGTTCTTTTCTAGCTGCAACAGCGTCGTATTCGCCCGGATCTTTCACAGCCATCTGCGATTTCATATACGCCTGAACTTCAGGACTAAAATTTGTACCTGAAGAACCGCCAGCAGAAGGCATCGGAGGAGCCCCAGTTTGTCGCTCCGCCAACATCTTATCAACAATGTTTTGAATCCCCGCGCTTACCCCACCCGGTGATTGACCAGATGCACCCACGCCTACATTTGTATTAGTGGGGTACTCCGGGAGAGGTAGCGGCGGAAGCTCCCCTTGTGTAGGAGCAGAAGCGTCGGATGCAGCGGGACCGGGAACAGCGGGAGCGCCGGGAGTAGCAGAAGGGGGAGGAGGATTAAGTCTGCTTTCTAGGCTCCGTATTTGCTCGATTTCTGTGGGATTAAAAGTTTCACCGCGTTGGAGGCGTTGTGCATATGCAGCGAGTTCGTTCTGAAGATTTTCTTCTTCAGTATTTTGGTTTTCCCACATGCTACGCAAGAAAAACGGGTCAGCCCTATATTCCGCAGCGCCCTCAACCAAACTTCCGTCTTGCCCGCCAAACGCCACGATCCCGCCGCCTGCCATAGCCTGCGTGCCAACATTATCCACAGGCATTGCGCCAAGTCCCGCCATCATGCGAGGGTCCATAGGCGGTTGTTGAGGCGGCATACCTTGAGGCGGCATACCTTGAGGCGGCATACCTTGAGGCGGCATCCCTTGAGGCGGCATCCCTTGAGGCAACATCGGCGCTTGTTGCCCAGATAACGCAGCTTGAATTTTAGCTTTAAGCTCGCTCATTACGTTACCGGGAGGGGGAGCTTGCGTTTGCCCTGCTCCCGTCAGCTTCTTAGCCGCCTCTGCAATAGCCATCGCGTCATCAAACGACAGAAGGCCATTTAGTTGGGCAGTTTGCGCATGCTGCTGAACTTCCTCGGGGGGCTGATTTTGCACGCCCGAAAGAAATGCGCGCCCTTTAGGGCTAATAACTGGAACAATATCAGTATATGACATGTTAGTTTCCTGCCAACGCGCCTAAGCCACCTACAGTACCAGCAACTTGAGCCAGCGTGTTGCCCCCTGTGTCTTTTTGGTACACCGTAGAGCCCGTCTGCGATATTGGTAGGCCACGCAAAATATTGTTATACCAGCTCAACATCTCAAACGGGTAGCGTTGTTGTTCTTTAAAATTATTTTTTGCTACGTCCAGTCCTCTCTGCTCGAAGCCTTGAAGATCCTTCCCGGCTTTATCCTGCATATTAAGTGTCTGTGCAGTCTGACCAAATTGCGCTTCACCCAGACGGCCAAGAAGACCGGCAGAAGCAAGTTGGTCTTGGATGTATTGATTGTACTGCTTCTGGGCGTTGTCATACGCCGACTGCTGCCCAGTTGCTTGGATATCATAAAGCCGGTCTTGGAGCCCGCGCTGCATCTCAGACTGCATAAGAGCTTGGCGTGTACCACCAAGGCCGCCCGCTTGCGTAGACAGTGAGGCAAGCCCCGGCAATTGCCTTGAGTAGTCCCGGATAGCCCCTTGCTGCTGTCGATCAACTACATTCTGCATGTAGGGGGACATGTACTGCCCTACATTTGCTCCCGTAAAGTTTTGTTGTGAAGCAAGCCCTGCAAGGCCGGTAGCTTGACCAATTTGAGCAGAAGGAGCTAGACCCGATACACCTTGGAGTGCTTGGGTCTGAAGCGGGTTATACCCCGCTACTTCTTGTCCACCATACGGCGTATAGGGGTTTTGGTTAATGTCAGAAACCGCTTGAGCGCGCCCTACTAGTTCAGTAGCTTGCGGTTCAAGCGCTTTAGGGATGCCGGAAGTATATGTAGTCTGAGTGACGTTTTGATTTGTTGTGCCCATTCTGGCTGTCTCCGTCTATCGCTGCGACATGTAGTTGCTGGGGTTCAACGCGCCAATCCCGTAGTTCGTATTCATAGGCTGATTAAGCATAGCGCCCCGCCCCTGCTGCATCGACGCATTTGGCTGGGAAGGAGAAGGCGGGGAAGGCATAGGAGGCTGGCCCATAAAACCCATAGGATTTTGATTTGCGCCCTGTTGCATCTGTTGTGGCGGAAACATCCCCATCAGCCCCATGCCTTGTTGTGGCTGACCCATCTGCTGCATCTGCTGCTGCGTCTGTTCTGGGTAACGCTGGCCCATCCCCATCCCTTGTTGCGAATAGGGGTTCTGCAACGTAAGTCCAGATGGCTGGCTGAATTGGTTTACTTGGAAAGGGTTGCCGTAGATACCCCCGCCGACTCCTAGCGAGCCCATGCCCGGTGATGTGCTGTTCTGGGGCAGGCCCAAACGAGGGCTACTCTGCATATCATAGGGGTTAAACATCTGCGTGCCTCACGCCAAGTATTTGTTGGGGTTGATTGCGGGAGCTTGTTTTGTCCGCCCAGTGCGAGCCTGACGAACTTTATCCATCATGGCGTAGAGACGATCACCACCAGCCGTACTGTCGCCATTGCCCAGATGTGATACTACATCAGAAGGCACGACAAATTCTCCAGCAGCAAGTCTGGCTGGCTGCGGCTTAGGTCCGTCGATAACCGCAGGAATGGAGTCAGACATACCATCTCCCCCACCCGAAAGCAGTCGCCCGCCAGCAGCGTAGCCACGATCCTCAACGTATCTCCGTGTAATGGGGTCATATTTATATGAGGGTACTCCACCACGACCACCGGCACCGCCAAGATTGATCCCCATAAAATTCGTACCCGGCAGTTTTGAAAAGTCAAAACCGGGGGGCAGCTTCGGATTAGTCGGGGTAGTAGAAGGAGGGGGCGTAGTAGGCGTAGTAGGCGTAGTAGCCGGAGTAGTAGGTGCTACAGGTTTGGGTTTCAGAGACTCGTTGATCTTGTTAACGTAGTCCATCAGCGCTGTCGAATCTGACGACGCAGTTTTAGGGGGAGCCATCAAGCTCTTGTAGTAACTCTTTAGGTCTTGCCCAGAAGGAACTTCTCCCCCCTCCGCAGCCATAAACTCATAGCCGGGATATTCGTCTACATACTCTCCGCCAAGTTCACCTGTACTGGGGTTGTAATACCCCTGCCCAAGAAGCGGAGTCTGGCCTGCACCAGCATTTGGGTTAGGCGTGCCGGGGCGATATTTGGTCATGTAATACCGGGGCTTTTCTTCTTCTGGAACGTCGAATACTGCCTTTTTCTGCTGCATCGCGACAGAAGCGGGGTAGCCAGCAGCCGCAGCTACGTTCAATTTACTCACGCCGGGCAGTTTGTTCCCCTCCAGCATCTTGCTAAAACCCGCCGATTCGTTATCGGTAAGACCAAGTCCGGTACGCGGCGCTCCCGCTGCCCTCTGAGCCAAGCCACTTGTCCCAGCGTCGGTAGCGGCAGGAGCGCCAAAAGTCTCCGCGCCTTGCAGAATCTTACCTATGCCCCACGTAGACAGTCCCGCAAGAAGCCCTTTCTTCCAATCCTTTTCCGCCAGTCCAGCAGTCAAAGCAGAGACGCCTGCCTGTGCAAACGGTTGAAGTCCGGGAATAAACGCTGCGGCTAGTGGTATAACGGATTTAAGTATCTTCTTCAGGCTGAATGCTTCGGGCATTCCCGTATGCGGGTTGATAGACAGATGCCCACCGTGCGCCATAGCAAGAGACTGAAGCCCTTGCAGTTCGTCACGACCCATATGGACAAGAGTATCGTCCCCGTTACGTCCAAGTGAGGCAAGTCCAGTAGCAGCGCCGCTATAAGGCATGATGGTTATCCCCGATCAGGAATAGATTTAAATAAATGGTATCACAGAGTGAGATTGTAAAACGTCAAAGAACCTATACACGTATTACTCGCGCCAGCCAATGCACGGGCAGCCAGCGTATATGTATCGCTTACTCCAGCTAAAGACACACCTAACTGGAGATCAAAGTTATACCCAGTGGGAACTATGACAGAAGACTGAGCTTGATTAGTCGCTGTCGCATAAGCTGTCTGAGCTATGCTATCTACCGTAGGTGTAATTGCCGTACCGGCTGCGGCGGTATCAACGTCCACTTGCCCACCAGAAACAGCCCCTGCGGCCCACGTAGCGCCAGTCAACGTAGCGTTCTTAACTAATATAATTTCGTAGTTAGCAGTACCAATAGGCAGGAATGTGAACCCCGCCGGGATAACTACCGCCCCGAAGTAGCTAGAATTCAAACGTATCGAGACAATAGGGTAAAAAGAGGTCGCCGCAGTTAACGTAACAGGGCTAGGGTTGCGCGCTATGTACTGCTGGGAAGCCTGCTCATAGCCTCCTTCAGATATGACCGTCGAGCAAATCTGCTGGAATGTAGCCGCACTAGCCGTAGTGCCCGTCGTAAAAATCTCGTGGCGCAGGGGCAGAATAGCCGTCTGCATATACACAACAGTCTGCACGTTGGCGTTATTAAACTGATGCGCCGTATAGAATATGCCGTTGATAACAAACCCGCACTTAACGATACCTACGCCGAGCCATTCCAAATTGATAAATAGAATCTGAGTTTTGGTCAGGTCTAATGTGATTCCACTGGCCCCTGTGCCGTCCAGTTTGTCCACGTTCCAAGTCGATTGCGCCGCGCTATTCGAGTTATTGACAGCGCCACTAGTATAGGTACGGATTACAAAAGATACGGTTGACCCCGCACTCTCAAGATAGACGCCGTTATTTGTATCAAACAAGCCAACACGCTGCGTCAGATTAGTCTGCGCCGCCGCCATCGAAAATGTTTGAAAAGTAAGAAAGCTCTTACCCGGCTGATAGGGGAACACTCGGTATGTTTGTGTCCGAGCGGTGGAGCCCGAGCTAGTTGTTACTGCAAGAGCAACGGCACTTTGATTGGTTACGTAAGTAACAGTCCCACCTGTAGCGGTAGATGAACTGTAGTGAATATCTTGAGCGTAGCGGTTCTGGCTATCAAACAAAGTAAAAGGAGCGCTAACTCGCAAACGCCCAAAAGAATCAACGGTGTTACCACTGAAAGTCGTGTAAGACGGGTTAGTCCCACTTGATCCCGTACTGGGATATAGCGTAATGCTCACTGTGCTTCGCCCCCGGTGAGGGTGATCGTGCATCCGGCAGCGGAAGCCTTAGCTTGTACCGTACCTGAAGCGTTAATTACCTGCGCCCCACACCACTGCAACGTGCTGTATGCAGGGACAGTCGTGTTGTAGAAAATGGCGTTGGATGTGCCCGCCGTACCGCTAACGGGCACAAACGAAACATAGACAGTGACAGCCGCCGCTGTGGTGTTGCAGATATCGAACTGCTTGATATACGTGCGCGTGTTTGTAGGCACTTTGTAGAAGGACGTATATGCAATAGTGATCGCGCCCTGCCCTAGCTGTGTGCCAATAATGTTCTGAAAGTTACCAGACATCAGTAATCGCCCCCCAGCCCAAGCCAGCTACGCACGTTCAGGTTGCCCACCTCTTGTATCAATTGCGTTATGTCGTTATCGACTTGATTGAAGTACAGCCGCAGTTGGTTATTCAAAAGCTCATGCTGACGCGGGTCGTAATTCGGCGTCGGTATGACGAGGTTAGGCGCTTTGGTGGGAGTGATGACTGCCATTAGGCACGCCGTCCATCTGTACGCATATCAAAGCGCATGGAACCCATCTGCCATGTCACGCCAAGCTGCTCCGAGTCAATCCTGAACGCCATCTGTCTCCCACGAACACGGGTGTAAACCTGCCCCGTGAACTGCTCAATCGGGTAGGTAGCCGGCGGTATAGGAGCTTTTACTGTGTTTTCCACAATGGGGCTATCCACCGGAGTTGTATACGCAGTGCCTGAGTTCGTCCGTGGCTTTACCGTCAGCGTGACAGAGGGGGTTTCAGCAGTAGAACCTTGAAAGGTAAAATCAGGCAGCATCCGGTAGACAAACGCATAGTTCTGCCCATCTTCAATATCAAAATCTGCTGTCTCAATGTAAGAATAAATAGGCGCGGGAACAACCGCACTGACAGAAGCGTTATCAAATCCGTATTCATGCAGTAGCAGTTGGTTAGGCACGTAGTACGTCACGGGGGCATATGCCGCGTGGGTCGCAGGGGTAGTTCCATTTACACCCCGTACACAGTCCGTAAACGTGTTACCTACGATAGATGAATACGATATCTGTTCATTATCGATGATGATTATACCGCTTGGAGGATAAGCTCCCGCGTCTACTACTGTTATCGATGTATCGACATCGCTGAGTATGACTCCGCCTGCGGGCATCGTGGTAGGTAGGTAAGAGTTCTGGATAGAGAACACCCCCACCGGGTTCTGTTTCGACGGCGTGGAAAGCCACGCGCTGCGTTCCAGCGTACCGTAGTACCAGATGTTCTCCAGATAGTTATAGATGATGTAGCTGTCGCTATTGGTACTACCCGTGGACGGATAGAACCACCATATTTCGTTGTATGCCGGGTTGGTGCCCGCGACAACTTTGATGTTTTGCGAACTGTTTATGTTTTTGAAGACGTAGTTACGCAGCGTACAGGGCAGCGTCTGCACTTGCCCCGAGTACATGTAGAACTTGTCTACGCCCATCCAGTAGGTCACGTTGTTGACCGTGATGGCAGCGTTGGGCGAGATGATGGAGATGTTGTCCATCAAGAGTTGGAAGTTAAAAATAAACGGCGCACCCACGTACTGCATTGCGTACAGCGCGGTGTCTGACCAGATAAGAATCTCCTGACGAGTTGGCGCTGCGCTTACAAAATATGACCCGTGCCCAAGAGACTGTTCACCCGACTGATTGCTAGTCTCCGGTACCCACTCCGCAGGGTTGCTCTGGTCAGACCACCGCACAAGCAGGGGGTTAAACGTGGAACTAGAATTTGTGGGGTCATACGGGTTTGACCCAAAGGCGATTACAAACTGATACACCGTCGAGACAAGAACTTGGCTGGTTTGGTTAGGCGCAAATATACCAGCGTAGCTAAAATTATAATTGCCTGCGGAAACACCCGCCGTAGGCAAAGATATTGGAACAGTAGTACTACCGGGGACATATGCGGAAGTAACAAGTGTCCCAACTTGTATGTTGGTCCCTGAAATAACCGCGCCTGTATTTATACCAAACGAGTCACTAACAGTAATTAGGGAAACAGCGCCGAGGAACGTAGCAGTCTTGGTTGTCTTGATCTGCGTGTTTGCATACGCGTTTACCGTTATAGCAGGGGCAAACGTCGTTGTATCTTTCGCCCAGTAGTAGATCGGCCCGTTACGCACAGCCATGACCAAGTCTTGGCCGAAGTTGCCTTGTGACCAAAGATTGAACGTAGACGTAGCTGAAAGCGGTCCCCACGGACCTCCACCCCACGGGGCAAGTCCCCACGCCAACACATTCGGGTAAAGCTCAGAGGGTGACGCATCAATCCCAAAGACAGCGGTTTGCGCGGATAATATTGTCGTGGTACCTGTAGCAGCGGTAGGTACAGATATAGAAACAAATGTTAAGCCATCAGTCTCAACAACCTCATAATCTCCTGCTGCTACTGTAGTGCCGCCAATAGCTACGGGACCAGTAAGCGTAACCCACGTACCAACAGATATAGAGCTAATCGCTGGGAACAGGATAGTTACTTTACGGCTATTAGCAGTCGTTGTGTAGCTAGTAGTGGTTACCGTGGTGGCGACGGGAGTAATAGGATAATACTGACTGCTGTATTCAATGTAGTACCGCTGATTGGTACCAAACGCAATCAAGTCCTCTCCCGAAAGAGAAGACCAGTTCCAAAGTGAAAACGTGGTGCCGGCAAACGTATTGCCGAACGAGTAATTTATCCAGCCGCCAAGCTTCTCAGGATAGCCAGACCTGAACCGGACTTTGTCGCAGCTATAGAATCCCCCTTCATTGGAGTAATTAGTATTCTCCTTATTGATTCCGGGTTTAAATTCTATTTTTTGCAGCGCCATAGGTTACTCCAGCTTGCACCCCGCGCTACTTCTTCCAGAAGTGGTTAATAGCCAGATTAACAACACCACCAACGAGAGC